TTTCTGTCTTTTTCAGCTTCCTCTTCTTTCTTTCTTGCTTGTGCGTTTCTCTGTCTTAATTGTTCATTACTAGGTAGACCAACACTCCCGCTAGTAATTGGGTTGCCTGCTCTGGTTTGTGCTAAGTTAGCATTAAAGATTTCGTTTCCCTCTATTTGTGCTGCTTTATTACTCTCTTGAAACTCTTCTTGTTGTTGTGCTTTTAAAGGACTAGTAGCTTGTCCAGATTTAATTCTATCATTTTTATCTTTTTGGATTTTAGTTTGTTTTGCCGCACTTTCCATATATACTTTAACCCCACTTAAAGGAACTAGTAATAAGAAATAATCCCACATATTTCTATCTGTTAACTCTTCCCTATATTCTATAAGTGCGTCTGCTGTTTCTGTGTCTAATTCTTCCTGTGCTGCGTTTATTGCGTGGTTTACATTTTGGTCTGCTTCTTCATTTAAAAATCCATTTAATATTGTAAGACCAACCATTGAAGTAACTGCTTTCTGAAACCTTTTATCAGATGCAACTTTCCAAACCCACGAAGTAGTTTTTTCTGCTGCATAAACATTTTGAACTCTTAGTTTTCCGTCTGTTTCTAAAATCCTGTGTGAAACTCTTTTATAACCAGTTGGAAGTTTACCTAAAGCGGTTTGTGAAACAGCAGGGCTACTTAACCCTTTAGTTCTGATTAAATTATCTCCCTGTTTAGTTTGTTTAATAACTTCATCTACTCCTTTTGTTATTGCTTGAGTATTTTTAACTATTCTTGCTTCTTCAATTTGTATTGCTCTTTTTGTAAGTAAATCAAATTGAGCCATAGCTTCATCAGTGATTTCTCTTCCGCCTGCATGGAACGATTCCCACCTTTGAAGTTCTTTTAATGCTGTGTTCTCTCCAACTACACCAGCTTTAGCCATTAAGACTTCTAATTGTTGAAATGCCTCGTCTGTTATTTCTCTGCCTCCTGCGTGGAATGATTCCCACCTTTCAATCTCTTTTAACGCTTCTACTGATTTAGAAGAGGTTTTAGTTATTACTGGTGCAACTTTTGCATAACTTCCCAAAGCACCTACATTCCCACTAAGACCTATTCCTATAAATTCTTGTACTGACATAGGGTTAGTTAATGTTCCGTCTTCATTTATTCCCCCTCTAAAAAATTGTGTTCCTCTTTCTCTTGATGTTTGAGATATGGGTCTATTATCATCTCCAAAACCTAAAGTTTGTGGTTGTTCTTGTGCAAAAGATTGATTAGGACTTAAATCATTTGTTGGAACTCCAATACCTAAAGCATCTTGTGGATTAAAAGGAGTACCTGCTAAAGCATTTTGTTGGGGTGCTACTGGTTGTTCAACTGGTGCTGCAACTGGTGCTTCTCTAAATCCCGCTTCAACATTTCTTGCATCTACTCTACGTTGTAAGTTTCCTTTAGCTGAGGGGTCTGCTCTTCGTGTTGCTCTTAATCTTTCTTGATTTGCTGTGCTTCTTCCTGTAACTTGAAAGTTCCGAACTTCTTCTTTAGTTGCTGTTCTTTGTGCTGCTGAAGAAGTCCCTCTTGTAGTTGGGTCTATCCCTGCTCTTGCATCTGCTGGATTTACTCTTTGAGTTTTTGAAACAAAAACTCTTTCTTTGTCTTTCTTTCTTTTAGATTGTCTAGGAATTTTTGTTCTTGATTGTCTTGGCATTTTATTGTAACCCCACGTTTGTTATAGAAGTGTCCTCAGGAGTACTGGCCTGAGTAGTTTCTGACTTTCTGTCCTCTGCTAATATTTCATTCTTCAATGATGCAGGAAACTCTAAATCTATCATTAAATTTAATTGTGCTAAAACCTGTTCCTCTACGAATAGCTGTTCTTCCTCGATAACCTGTTCAAAAGCAAGATAAGCAATCTTTGCAGAGGCTTCAGTAAATTCTGAACTGCCGCCGACAATTATCTGAGGAACTCCTGTAGCTTGAAAGAAGTATTGGTTAAGTTGTGTTATCCACGGCAAAGGGTTAAGTGTTGCGTTTGGTGCAATACTACTATTCTCAATTTCAACTGCACCCTTAGGGATAAACATATTTTCTCCCTGTGTTTGTGCTAAATCTGCTTTAGCTTTAAATGCTGAAATTTCCGCAGTATCATCAGTATCTAAATGAAAGATTTTTACTGGGAATATATTTCTGTGCAGTAACTTCCTATAATCCGCCATAGCTTCATTCCGCATTTTGATTATTTCTTCTACTGCTGGAATTAAACTTACTCCGTGTATTTCATCTGCAACCCTGTTACGTGCTAGATGAAACATTTCTTCAGGTTTCCACTTCTTGAAAACTCTTCCTTTGCTTTTATTTACCTGTTCGTACCGCAATATAATTCCTTTCCTGTTTGCTACAATCCGGATATTTTCAGGAGATAAAGGTTTAATATTAAGTAAATCTCCTCTTTTGTTTCTTACAATTTCCGCAAAAGCATCTCCACCAATATGATAAGTTCTCACCATATTTTCTAAGATTGTATTAAAAGAATCTTTACCCCACCCCCTAATAGCAAATAAAGCCATCTCTGTTATTTCGTTACTCTTGAAACCTTTTCCTATTGTCCACGTAGCTTTAGCATCAATAGCCGCAGCCAACTCAGGAATTGTTTTATAGTAACCTAAGTATTCTGTAAAGTTTACATTATCATAAGTTGTTTCTTTTTGGTCTTCTGCCCCGTCGGTACTGGTTGCAGTAACTGACCAATCTGTAATAGTATTTTTAAAATCTCCATATTCTGTTGCACTTATATTTGTTTCCGGCATTTGTATCTCCTAATTATCAATTTTATATGGTATTGCACTTATAATCCTAGTCTTTGCTGCTGCTATTGCATAAGACCCGTTATTTTCTACTGTGTCTGCTGGTTGTCCTGATAAATAAAGATGGGTGGTTGTAACATTAATTACCGCCCAAGCTTCAAAAGTAATTCTTAATTGCTCCCCAACTTTAAAAGTAGTTTGGGGTATATCTCCTGATAATGAAACCTGTAAATCTTTAGTAGATGGAAATCCGATAGTTGAGCTTTGTATTGTTAATAAATCTGTTTCAGTTGCTCCGTCCCACTTTCTAACTTTAACTATTATATAAGCGGTTGAGTCTGCGGCACAATCTGCACCAAGATATAAATTAAAATATGCTGTTCCTTTTAATGTTCTTGGGGTTGTAAATGCGGAGTTATCCCAATCAATATCTAAAGCTTTTTGTGCTCCTCCCACTGAAACTGTTGCGGCGGTTAAACAAAAACCCTCTCCTGAATTGTGTCCAGTTAAACCAATTAAACCACTTTTATTTCTAGATTCAACAAGTATTCTTTTAATTCCTACAGAATCTAAAGTTGAGTGACAATCATAAGAAACGTAACCAACCCCTGAAGCTATATCTACCCAGTCAAAATTAATATTTATTTCCCTGCTTGGTGGGAATAATGAACTAAAGTTTAAAGGCATTTGGTATTGTCCCCTCTTTTCGTGCTTCCCACGTTTTTGCTAATCCTCTCATTATTTCCTCTTCGGCGACATTTTGTCCGCCGTGTTGAATAGTGCCTAATAATCTTCCCCATTTCTCTACTCTATTGTCAGGGTTTATGATAACATCAACTTCTTTTCCTAATATTCTGTTCTCTAACCAAGATTGTGCTTCATCTCCGCCAGTTTCATCTAATTCCGGTGCTGCAATACCGACCATTCTTATTGGAAACGTAAAATCTCTCTCTCTCCACTTAACCCTTATGGTGTCTCCGTCGTGAACTCCCACAACTTCGGCAGTAAAATCCTCAAATATTTGTTTATGGGGACTATCAAAGTAATAAATTTGCATTTGTTTCTTCGTCAGTTCGGGATAAGTCTTAAAGTCGTGAGCCATTTTAAGCATTATTGATAAAGTCCTGTACTTTCTTATCTCTTAATAATGAAATTGCCCGTAATGCTGCATCTCTTAATACGTTAATCATATCTTCAGCTTCAATTCTTGAAGTAAACCCTGACATATCATATTGAATTACATAAATAGCAACTAAATTTGATGCTGCTTCCTTCAATAACCCTTTAACGTCAGTATCTAACCCTGCATAAGCATCAGAAAAGTTAAATCTACACACAGAATTGATTAAACTCTCTGCTTGTGTGATAAAATCATTAATATATGCTTCAACATTAGAAACAGAAGATGCATTAGCCCCCGCTTTACGTTGACATTCAGCAGTTGTTGCGAAAATTCCTAAATCAGCCATAATTTCTACTAATATATGTAAATATTTAAACTTTTCGTACGAATCCCCCACAAAGCACGTATTAAAGCTTCGCAAATATGGGAATTCGACCCAAATATATGCAATTTCCCGCCAGAATACTCCGCTTGTATAGATTTCAGCGAGTGAAACGTTTCATCATTCTCAACAAGCTTAACTTTTCCCTTTTCCATCATAACTCTGAGATTATTATACAAATCTTCTTTCAATAATCGCTTCTGTTTCTTCCCGTCACGTGAAATAGAACGTGATGCGTTGTCAATAGAAACAACTTTCCGCCTAGTTTGGTTGTTTTGTAATAAAGGGTCATAAACTCCTACTCCCATTCCCCCAGTATCTATGTAAATCTTCTTATAATTATACTTCAAATCACTTTTTAAAATTAAATCAACAGTTTCAGTTAGGTAAGTCTTAGTTGTTATGGTCAAATCTGTTTCATAAGCTACTCCTTTTCTGTCAATAATAGAAAATAGTACTGTACTATCTGCCCCCATTCGTGCAACATCTACTCCCAAATATGATGAAAACCCAGCAGGAGAAAAGTCGGATGCAGGGCTGGTTATACCCTTAGAAAAACTCCTGCTGAGTGTCATTGCTGACTTTATAAGTTCTGTTGGGAAAAATTGCCGTAGTTCATCAACCAATGCACCTTCATATTCCTGAGCATATTGGAGAATTGACATTCGACTACGTTCCCGTGCTAAATGTTCTAAAGCTTTATCTCTCTGAAACTCTTTCCAACTATCGCAAATCACTCTGTTCTTTATTACTTCTTCAGAACTCTTGCTAAATCTTGTGAAAGAATTGTATGCTTCATTTTTATTATTAAAAGTATCAGCAAAAGTTCCCTCACGACCTGCGGGAGTAGATAAATATATAGTATCCCCGCCTGTTGTTAATAACATTGGAGTTATTGCTGTGAATACGTCTTCGGTAACTCTTGAACATTCATCAACATATAATCTATGAACCGTTAAGAATCTAATACCAAGCCCTGAAAGACCAGTCGGCAAGCACCAAATCTTAGTTCCGTTCTTTAAATTAATTTTAGTTTTTGTTGGTCTCTCTCTGCCTCTCTTAATAGAATCTTTATGATGAGCCATTAAATAAAATAATGTTTTTTCAAAGAGAGAAAAAGCTTGTCTTTCTGTTGGTGCAATCATTAATATTACTTTCTTAGGATTATTTACTGCGTATCGTGATGCATCAATAGAACAAATTTCCGATTTACCAATTTGCCGACCGCAACATAGTATCTTATCTCCTTTAGTGTTCAAGAATTTTTCCTGCCAATCGTCCAACTTCATTAAAGAAAAGAAAACAATTCAACTATATAAATCTTATTGAGGGCTTCGGAACGCCCTCTTTCCCTTCGGGAAATTCACCCTGCGAGGCAATATTAAATACTCCTCCTCTACTATGTGGCTTTTCCTCTAGTAACTAATCATTTATTTTTTTAATACTTTTTATTATTAGAATTATTTCTAGGTAAATCTAGTAATGAGCCTATCTATATAAACCTTTCTCTCTAGTGAAACTAGTTTGCAGTAGTGTAACAAACTACACTAACATCATAACATTTATATACTATATAGTATTACTCTACTATTGAGGTGTATAAAATGAGAATTTGTGAAAATTGTAAAAAAAGGTTTTTAGTACCATCAGTAATGCCTTTTGTAATATTTTGTAGCGAAGAGTGTAAAAATGGGTATGTATAAACAAGACTTAAAAGTGAGTGAGGCTAGGGTTCTAGTATTCCTTAGCCAAGTAGATGCAAGGCATAAGTTCGCAAGACAAATATCTAATAAATTAGATATGGATTATGCTTATCTACTTGCAAGACTAAAAGTAATGTCTAATCGGGACTGGGTACAACCTATCAAGAGAGATAGAAAAGTATTCTACGAGTTAAAGTTTCCCCCTTTAGACAAAGCAATAGAACTTTTAGAAAAAAAGGCAAGACTACTAACGAAGAAACAGAACATAGACGAGTAGTAAAAGAAACGAGGTAAACTAAAAATGGAAATAAAAGTAACTGAAGTAATGAAAATTGAAGAGGGTAAACATATAGGAAAGATTGTCGGTGTAGAATATCGAGAGAAACCATTCGAATACACTGACATAGTGATTGAACTAGCAAATGGTATGATGATGAAGTACGGACTACCTACCAGTGTTACAATTGAAAGCAGGCTTGGAAGAACTTTACTGGCTTTTGGTGCTAGCTTAGAGATTGGCGGTAGTGTAGAACCTGAGAAAGTGTTTATAGGTAAAGGTTGCACGTTCTTGGTAACTAATGAAAAGACTGAACGTGGTACATTCGCAAAGATAGTTCCAAATACGTTAAAGCCTGTTGATGAAGAAGTACCAGTTGAAGTGGTTAAAGACCACAACAGGAGTAAATAAGATGAAATCTAAGAAAGAACTAGAAAAAGGAAGCAAAGATAAACTCTCAATATTTGAAAGCCAATGGATAGAACTACTAATAGATATTAGAGACATCTTAAACACGAGGTTAAAATGAACTTAGACATAAAACCTTTAGAATACGTGGACATAAAGCAAGGTATTATAGCCGTAGAGCAAGAAATAGAAAGCCTATCCAAACAACTGCAGATAAGTTTAAAGACTCTCCAGTGGCTTAAAACAGAGCTTGAAAGCTATGATATACCCACATTGAAAGAACTTAAGGAAGAAAAGCAAAAGCACGATGATTATTGTGACCAATGCGGGGAAGAGGGACATAAAGAAGAAGAACACGCACCAATAGAAGAAGATATTGGCTCTTCCAAAGAGCAATAAACGGCTAGACAGCTAGAAAGGTTTAAATAGTTGGTTAGACATCTAACGGACGGAGTCCGTGTCTGACCAGCTTCTAGCTTTTCTTGTTACCTCGCCATTAGGCTGTTTGGAAGCATCAAAGGGCTAGACGGCTAGATAGCTAGACGGCTAGATAGCTAGACTCCGCAGGATAGAAGACTAGTGCGACTAGTATGCACTACCGATTGGAAAATCAACCCTCACCAGCACAACAGCTGGTTCACTACCTATTAGAATCAACCCTCGCCAGTAGAACGACTGGCTCAACTCATTATCACACATACACACTTAGGGTAGAGGTTAAGTATGCGAGTTTGGGTGTGTTTTGTTTGTGTGTGTGCAGGAACCCAAAGAGAAATTTTACCAAATGAACATCAGCCAAACGTATAAAGAACTAGAAATCCTAGAAGAACAACTTGATAAAATATTCAGTATATCGCTAAACAGCACTTGAGTAAGTCTGTTCATTAAGCTTCAAGTAAAACAACCAAACTCTCATAATCCGCAACACAGCTACTAAGTGTTTAGTTTGGTTGGCTGGGCGAGTATTACTAAATGAGGGCGCGACTGCCCTCAAACACCCGCCGAGGTAATATAAAATCCCTCAATCTGTGTTGTGGTGCTATATTCCGCCCGAACCCTGCTGCACCTAACGGCGTAGCTTTTACTTTCCTATTTACTTTAAATGCGTTTTGTATTTTAACCATATTAAAAAAAAGAAAAAAAAATCATTCTTTGGGTTTTTGTGACTCAAGGAATTGTTTAACCAATTCATTATGTTTGTTCTGCATTTCCTTAACTGCAAGTTCTAACATCAATATTCTTTCAACGTTTTCCATCTTCTAAGCTATTGTTGCGAACTTAACTGCTACTCCTGCAACCTCTAAAGTAACATAACCATCAGTTACAGTGTCACCTGTTCCTGTTTTTGTTGCACCTGCAAAATTAACATTACCTGTTGCTCCTAGATTAAGTGTTCCTTTTCCGCAGTCAATATTTCCGTCTGTTTGGTCGTGAGTAATTTTAATATACTCTGTATTGTCAGTATCTGGGTCAGTTACACTATGGATAAACAATGTTGGGTCTGCTGAAAGAGTTTCGTGGTCGTGGTCTTTTGACCTGTTAGCATAAGAAGTGATAATTACATTTCTATTACCGCCCCCGTCTGTTTCTCCAACTGCTAACCTTAAACCATCATCAACACCCATTCCCCAATGTCCATATGCTCCACCGCCCCAAACTTGAGAAGAAGAACCTGCTGTTTCGAGTCTATATTCGCTATAAACTCTTACAGAACTATCAAAATAAACATTTCCATCAACTTCTAATTCTCCACTTACCATAAAATCCTGATTAGAATTTAAAGTATGTGAAGTGACTCCAGTTCCAACAACTAATGGCGTTACAGAAGTTGAACCAAACAATGCAGAAACCATTAATTCTTTAACTGCTAAAGCTTTATAGGTATCAACTCCCATTTTCCACCTCTGCAGGAACTTCTTCATCACTTTTGTTCTCTAACAAAACTACTAAATCATCTTTAGTTGCTTTAGAATTAAATTTTAATCCTAATTCTCCTGCGTGGCTTTTAAGTTGGTCTTTAGTCATATCACTATAACTCAAATCTGCCTGTTCAGGATTTCCAAACTCTGCTTTAAGTGGTTCTGAAATCCTGTGGAAATGTCCTAAAGCTACTAATTCATCATAAACCATTTTTCTATTTTTTAAACTCATTCTTAAGCCTCCACCGCTACTTTAACAACACTTACCTGTTGTCCATTAGAAACGGGAACTAAATACATTAAATCTCCCAATCCTAAATTCTGTCCATCAATCAAAGCTTTCAAAGCCGCAGAACCAACCGCAGCTTGTCCAACCATTGTTCCTGTTAAATCTCCAGAAGCCATTTTATACCCCAGTTATACTACAAATAGCATTTGCATTCACAACTTGAATCTGTCCTACTTCATAAGCCCGAATTTTATAACTAATTCCGGGGTCTTCGATAGTGTGAACTTTCAATCCTACAACAGATTTCCACGTACAAGCTTCTTTTGCTATTACTACCTGTGCACCACCTTCAATAATAGAGTTACTTGAAATTACTGTTAACCCTAGTAATTTCCCTACAACTCCGTTCTTAGTCACGCTGTCAGTATAGAACTGACCTGCATTCCGAACGTTAGCATTACCTAATAACTCTGAATAATTAGTTGGGTGTACTAATAAGAATCCGTTCATATCCGGATTGTAGTTGTCGATAGCAATTAAAGATTTAGCTGTTAAGATATCTTGAATAGGGTCTCTGTCTGCAATTACTGCGTTGTTCCACGTTGCATTTGCTGCGTTAGTATTTCCTGCATTAGCTAAAATGCTTGCTGCAATAGTTGAATCAACTGAGGAAGTTACTGCTCTTGCAATACGTAATAGAGTTCTTGCAATCATTGGAACGTCATTAGTTTTAACATCTTCCCAAGATAATTGTCCTTCCATTGCGTGTTTAACATTTCTTCCTGAAGTCTTGGTCCAAGTTACTTCCCCGTAAGGAAATTGTGCTAAACGTGGTGTTCCGCTTACTCCAGTAGTTGCTCCCGCTGTAAGTTCTGTTGCTGTTTCTGCATAATAAGTTTCTGTCCAAGCATTACTGCTTTGTACCATACATAATTGTTTCATTTTGTATTCTTGTAATGCAAAGCCCTTAACAATTTTATCAAAATGTTCTGTTCTTAAATCCGCCATTCCTGTGCTGTCTGCCATTTTATAAGTTCACCCGTACCGCAACCACTTCTGCATTTCCTGCTTCTTCTAACGTTTTACCAATAACTGAACCATCTAATAGGTGTGCTGCTACTGCAGTACCAATAGTATTTTCTGTATCTGTGTTAGAAACCATAATTCCAATTCCCTGAGTAGCACTATCTGATAACATATCAAAAATTCCGTCAGTATAAACTGCGATAGTTGTACTTCCATCATTTGCTACTTTTTCAGCTGCTGCAATTCCAACCACTGGTTCAGTTATGTTAGTATTTGCTATGACTGTTCTAGGGTCTGTTAATTCCATCATTGTACCTTTTTCAATACCTGTATTGTCTGCACAAGTAAATCGGATAGGTCTCCCGCCATTAAATAATTCTATAATTACTGCTTCATTTGCCATTTAAAAATTCACCTATAACGTGGTAATATTAGAATTTATTTAAACTTTTCTTTTATTTTGGTCTTTTTCCCAATCCCAACACTCTCCACAAATAGAAGTCTCGTATCTTTTAGAAGTAATTAGAAACTTCCTTTGTAGATTGCATTTAACACATTCTTTAATTTCAAACATCTTAAAAGTTTAATCCTGTACTTTCAATTATTGCTCTAGCTTCCCTGTCAATTTTATCTTCAGGGGTTTCAGTTTTGGGAATTTGTCCTGCATTACCGCCACCGCCTAACAAATCTGCTGCTGCTAATCTCTCTGAACGTTCTAAATTCTGTTCCATTCTTTCATTTTCTGCTTTTAACGCAGAAAGAACTTCTTTAGCTTTGTCCAAAGGGTTGGCTTCTTCAGTAACTTCTTTATGTACTTCTTCCTTTTCTGTGTTTTCTGTTTCATTTGTTTCCTCTATCATTTTTACATCACCTTTTGCATTTTATTATTGTGTTTTTCATTTCATCTAGCGAGGCTGTGTTGTTGTTAATTACTTTCTCCATTCTGAACATAAACCAGGCAAGAACTACACCCATAACTCCGTTATTAAGCAAAGCTTCGTATTCAATCATTTTTTCCTAGCCTTTCTGTCTTTTTCAGCTTCCTCTTCTTTCTTTCTTGCTTGTGCGTTTCTCTGTCTTAATTGTTCATTACTAGGTAGACCAACACTCCCGCTAGTAATTGGGTTGCCTGCTCTGGTTTGTGCTAAGT